CAGTTTTCCCTGACCTGTTACCGCCAAGTGCTAAAACTTCGGAGACTTGCGAAAGTTGCTCTTCTGCCTTTTCCCAATGCGGCAATCTGAATCCATACCTGTACGGATCTCTTTCGGCGTTATCAATAGCTTCGTGATAAACCTTATGGATGTCCATAAGCTCATCTGGTTCCATTGCACAAATCTCGTCGTCTGACGGAGGTTGCAATATCGCATGATTACGCCATTGCATTATTCAATAACTTCAACTTCAATTGCTTGTTCCTTGATTTTATTGGCAATGCGAGACTTTGCCTCAGCAATCATTTTTGCGGCATCGTCAATACTTGCACCCTTACGGTGTTCTACGATTGTGCTTGCCATACCAGAGAGTTGCCCAGCTTTGTCTGTCATAATGCCAATGGTCAAAGCAAGACGGTCTGGTGAGATCATCTTCAATTGCTCTGGGTCGTTGGACAATTGTTCCGCTTTCTCAAACAATAGATCCGTGTACTCAGCCGCAGCAATAGCGTAGCGTTTAGAGAACTCCTTACGCTTTGACTCAAGCGTGTCGTTATGCCGCCATTCTAGCGACCTAACTAGCTCATGCGATACTTTGCACTTCTTAGCAATTACGCTAATACGTCCACCTTGTGCAAGCATCCATAGGATCTGTGCAGCTACGTTTGGATTGTAATGCTCGATTGAGTTGCGCGGGAATAGCTTCGCACGTTCCTTAACCTCAAGAAAGAACTCCTTAATTGCCTGTTTACTGTCAATCTCAAGAAGTTCGTTGTCACTCATGTTATTTGTTGCTTAGAATTAAGCTCTAATCCTGCTTGAACTGCAAGCCTTCTTTTTCATTAAAGTCTTTAAGTGCATTTTGTAATTCAGCGGAAAACTCTGGATCGCTCGATGCTTGGTTTGCTAATGCCGTAATTCCCTGTCTTGTCATAAAAGTTCCCTTGAACATTTTAACGTAAGCGTCATTCACCTCTCCAGGCAAAGCATTCCTAGCAAGAGCGGATTTTACTCCATATCGTTCTGTTCCTGTTGAAAGCATTGCTGCTAGGTAACGATTTTTACCAGCAGTAAGAATTGGAGTAATTGGAAGAACATAAGTTGTTCCCCCTTGATTTTTAATTGTTCTAAGGTTGCTTCCTTTAGCTGCAATATCAGTTATAGTATTGCCTTCATAAACTTTGGCTAAGTCATACATGAACTGAGCATCTTTCTGCCCAAGAACAATTTCTAATTTTTGAGCAAATTGAGACTTGCCAGTTGGTGACTCCCAATCTGCAAGAAACTTTTTTGCATCAAATAATGGTGTGTATGGCGCACTAGCAGAAGGTACTCCACCAGAATAGTCATCAAGCAAATTTCGCATAAAGTCTCCCTTGAAAAGATTCCTTGATTCAGGTGATAGCTTGCCAAGTTGTACCATTACTGTTTCAGTATCCTTAATAGTATTTCCTTTTGAAAGTATTGATTTAGAAAGCAAATCTGGATCAATATCCTTGAAATTTCCTTTTTTAGCGGCCTTGAATATTGAAGATGTAACCAATGCTTCTTCTTGTCTTTCTAAAGCGTTTCTTTTGATTATCCCGTTAGCCACTTCATCTCTAGCATCTTGACTAAGAGCAGAAGACAACGAATTTAAATCAGTAAGTGTCATCTGTGGCACATTTGCTGATTTTAAAACCCTAAGTTTGCCATTTATGCTATCCAATCCCCTAGCTATTGCTGCCGATTTATTACCATATAATGAATCAAGCATACCTTGATCATAATCAAGTAGTGCGACTCCCTTTTTGCTACCCATACCAAGATCGTTAAGGTATTGAACCTGCATCATTTGTTGCATTTTTTGAGTAATACCTGCTTGTGTTGGGTCGGCTAATTCAAGTTCTCTTGATGCTTGAAGAACTCTATTGATAGTAAACGGTTCCTTCATAACAGAACTAACAATATCTCTTGGGGTTGTTGCTTGTTCTCCAACAACTTCTTTTAAAACTCTACCAAGAATATTTCCCTCAAACGTTCCTCTAGTTTTAACTAGTTCAGTTGCTTTCTGGAATTCTTTCCCGAGATTTCCAACCGTTCCATCTGGAAGTTCAACATTAAATTTGCTGTAAATATTGCGTCTTAATTCTGATAACTCACCAGAAATACCACTGCCAAAAACATCTGTTGTTGTTCCTCCAACGGCTCCACCATCAGGTCTAGCATCATTAAACGCTCTAATCCAAGCATCGAAAGACCTAAAGTCTAATTGGTCTGTTTTTTTAATTTGTTGTATTTGATTTTGCAACTGTGCAATAACAGAAGGATCTTTTTCAGCGTCTATTAACTTTTGAATTGAAGAAATTTTATTTTCATCTAGTGCTAATAATTTCAACCTTGATTCTACGCTGTTTACTGCTGATTCATCAAATGCTCCAGCAAAGTTTACTTTTCCTTTAAGTCTTGGCAAAGCATCCAATAATTGTTTTGCGCTTATTTTAAATCCAGAAGCATCTGCTACATTAGCTAATACATTATATTGTTCAGTTGTTGATTTAATTGCTTGATCTTCCGCTGAGGCAACAGTATCTCTAAATATTTTGCCCAAATCATCTACGTTTGCTTTTGCGGGAGGTTTAAGTATTTGATTTACCCTATCTTCAATAAGTAAAGTATTTTTATCATTAGATCTAGCAATACTATTTGCAAGTGCGCGGCGTTGTCCATCTTGATTAACAGCAATAGCACTAAAGTCATTAGCTGTTGCTGGAACTCCTTTCTTTACGCCCTCAAAAAGAGTACGAATACTTTCTTGAGCCTTTCTCATATTTGCTGCAATTCCAGTTCTTGGAAATTGCCCACTCAGTTCTTGAGCGGTTTCAAGTCCTTGTTTTCCAAATTGTGCGCCAGCAGGAACAGCAGTTTCGGGAAGACCCAGTCTTTTAACAGATCCTTGATAAGCCTTTAAAAACTCATTTTTAAAACTGCTTGGCATTCTAGCGGCAATCATTGTGGATGGAATCACATCTATTCCTAATCCAGCCGCTGTTCCAATAGCTGCTTCTAAACCTCTTCGTCCAAGGCTTTCAACAACTTTTTGAGGCATACTTAATGCTGCTCTTGTTATAGAATCAGCAATAGGGCCAAGTGTTGCTCTTGTTGCACCACCAGCAAGAGTTGCAGTAATTGGGCTTTTTGTTGCTGCTAGCGTTCCTAATGTAGCACCAATTTCAGCAACAGCAAGCGGTGCTTCAACTGCAAGCATTCCAGCAGTTCCTGCAACACCTTTATCAAGCGTTGTAAAGCTAGTATTGTCTTGATTCTTTATCAAATACTCAGTATTACCACCAACGTCAATCGGTGTAATATTTGAGTTTGGATATGTTCTTTTTAAGTATTCAAGTTCTGACTCAGGTGTAGGTAACGCGCCAACACCAGCCCTAACTCCTACTGGAAGTTGTTCTGCTTCTCGGCTACCTGCTGGAGCGTTGTAAAGTTGACCAATAATCTCACGTTTTCTTTGTGTATCTTGTTCTAGTGTTGTTGGATTGACATTACCTCCAGTAAGGTTTGGAGCATTTGGCATTAAACCATAAGGAGAATATACTACTGATGTACCTGCTGCATACGGAGTCCTAAGCTCTTGTCCAAGTTTGCTAATTCGTTCTTGCTCTGGCTTTTCTTCTTGTTGCTGAAGTGAAGAATATTGAATTTGAAGTTCTTCAGACTTTCCTTCAAAAAGTCTTAATTTATCTAAAAGAGAAGGGTCTGCTTCTTTACCTTCTGCTTTGGCTTGTCTAAGTCTTTTCCCAATTTCATTGATTCCAGTAGAAAGATTTGCAAGATCAGACTCAATTATTTTTTTGTTTTCTTGAAGATCGCTCATTTAGATTTAGGTAAGAATTCTTGTAATGTATCTCTTGCACTTTGATCTAATCCAATCCCACCACTTGAAGCAGCAGGAGCTTCGTAAATAGTTGACTTGCTCAAAAGATTTTTATTTAGCTTTGTCCATTCATATGACTTACCTTCAACGCCATTAGCATTCACTCGCGCAATTTGCCTATTAGTTATATAGTCGCTAACGTAATTGTCGTATGTAGCTTGATCTATTTTCTTTTCATTGAGCAGTTTGATAACATCATCTGGTGTTCCATTAACTGCTTCAAATGAGTTAAGAAGATTCAAACTAAGGGATTTAGCTATTGTATCCTTCCTTGCGTTTATTTTAAGTGGAGAAAATCGACCTTCATATCTAGGCCATTCTTTTTCAGTCATTGTTCCAGAAGCTCCTCCAGTTACAGAGCTGTCTCTTTGCTGTTTCATTTTTATAAAAGAGTTTTCTCCATTTATTCTTTCATAAAACCCAGCTAATTCTCCTGTTTCTGATGCTGGCAAAGCCTCAGCAAGTAAAGCATTTCCTGCTGCAAAAACAGGGTTATTTGTTCCTGCTGTATCAAGACGTGTGAATGCTTCTTCAGTATTTGCTTGGTTTAATCTAAATGACTCGTTTTTTAACTGCTCTCCCGCTTTAGCTGCATTTTCAGTTTTTTGACTTACTCCTGCTCCAGTAATATACTCAACGCTTCCATCTGGATTTGTTTTGAAAGATGTTCCAGAAGGTGGAGTTATTGGATATGCTCTATTTGTGGATATATCAACTTGTCCTTGTGAACCATATAATTTAGATTCCTCGGCATTGAATGGTCTGAATTTTTCTTGTGTAACATAAGAAGATCCAGCAGGCATAATAATCTCGTTACTTGCCACGTTTGGATTTACAGTATCTGGTGAAACAACGGGTTGTGGAACAGAGACATCACCAGGAACTGATGGTACAGCATTAAAATCTATAGTTGATGGTGGAGTTGGAACATTTCTATCTGGCAATACCATCCCATTATTCTGTTCTGTCGTTGGTTGTGTATCAGAAAATGCCATACCAACATTTGGATATTGATTTCCATTCAAGTCTTTGAATACACCATATTGGTCGATTTGCCCAACAACTTTTATAGGTCTTCCTCCAATATTGATCACCTCATTGTAATTAGTCCATTTCGATGCATCTGGTTTTTGGGACTCAATATACCTATTCCGCTCTTGTTCGGCTTGTTGAGTATACCTTTCTTCTTGTATACCGAGTTCTCTTTCTTTGAGTCCAAAATCCCTATTCTTATTTGATTGTCCTATTGCAAGCTCAATAAGCCCAGGAGTAGCACTAGCACTAGCAAAACGATCATTTAGAGAAATGTTCTCATCACGAAGATTGTCTAAAATTGGTGTAAATGCTCCTTGCAACTCTGGATACAACTTAATTGCGGCATCAATTTGCGTAGAACTTTGCTTTAGTAACTTCTTCTTTTCGTTCTGGTCTTTAAAGTAATCAGTTGCAGTATTTGCAATAGTCTGCCCTAGCCCTGCAATTGCGTTAGCGTTGGTGTTTGCTGCGTTTACAAACCCAGAGTAGTCCTGTCTAAACAGGCTGGGGTCAATTGATGCTCCTAGTAGTGCCATAATATTATCCAACTCCGATTTGTTTCATCCCAAGTCCGAAAAGTGAACCTCCACCAGTAAGGGGTGCAGATAATGCAGCACCGCCAATTTGCCCAAAAGCATTCATAATTCCTGCGTTTTGCTGTGCTTTCATACTTGCGTTTGCTTGCTGTGCCGCAAGCAGATTGTTTCGTTCGGTTGCACCAAGGTTTAGTGCCTGTCCTGCGTCGAATAGCCCAGGTGTGCCGCGACCGATTTGTTGTAAGCCTACTCCTAAGTTTTGCTGACCTGTTTGGTAGCTTAGTGGTGTTGATGCAAGTAGTTGCAAGCCAGGACTGTAAAACTGCTGACCCATGTTGTAAGCACCGAGGTTAGCGTTCTGCGCCTCACCGCGAAGGTTGCCCATCGTGCCTTGTTGTGCTTGGAACTGATTGAAGGCATTAAGCCCCGCTGATGCTGCCTCTCCTCGCCGTGTTGCTTGTGCATTCTCACGGTTTAGTATCTCACTGGCTATACCAAGGTTGCCACCAATACGTCCTGCTGCCTGTGCGCTCCCACGGGCCTCCTGCTGCGCGTTACGCATCTGCTCTGGGGATAGATACCCACGTCGAGCGAATGCCTCGTTGCCTAGCGTGTTGGCTTGGTTGACGTACCCTTGGCTTTGACCTTGGTACAACCCAGCCAGACCCTGCGCCTGTAGTGCTTGCTCCTGTGATTGTTGTACCCGTGCCGCTGCCTCTGGTGACATTGCTTGCAGTAGACCCCGTGCCTGACCTGCTTGACCAGTCATCTGACCTAGTTCTGCGGATCGAGCGTCACCTAGTTGCCGTGCAGCCTCTTGCGTAGCACCACGCATCTGTCCGTAGTAACCTTGCTGCCCACCTACACCTTGCGTGAACGCCGAGATATCACCTAGATTCAGTCCTTGGAACTGTGGACGGTACTGACCCTCAAACGCCATTGTGCTAGGCATTGATTGCTGGTATGCACCGAGCAACTTGTTAATATCAGCACCGTAATTAGCCTTGGGAGCTTTGACTTTTTTAGTTTTACCCATGATCTTGTTTGAGTTTTTTGTAGAATTTTAGAATGTCGTAGACCCTGACACGGGGTGATTGCTTGAAGTCTCGTTGAAATGATATGTAATCGAAATCGGGGACGAACTTTGCGAGTGCGTTCCGCATGTTTCCCGTGCAGATGGTGACAAACAACGTGTTGGAATCATGGTGTTCCCGTGCTTCTTCGGGGTTGTTTGAGTCAGAGTAGTAGCACAACGCGAAAGAATGCTTGTCGCAAATGACCACACCGTGGCAAAGATGCCATGTGATGAGTTCTTGTAAGTCGAGCTTGTTTCTTTCATATAGTTCTATTGTACCTGCTAGGTGCTTGTTCATAAAGAACGTATTAGGCAACCTGAAAAATATGTATCTGCAATACTAGTCTGTATAGTTGTTGCTACTCCAGCGTAAGCGTGAAGTTCAATAAAATCACCAATATTTAAATAAATTACATCAGATACAACCGACCTATATGATTGTCCAACAACTTGTGTTCCATATGAATGTTGAATATTATTTTTTGCTATTGATGCTAAAAATCCAGTTGGACTAGCATTAGAAAATATTTGTCCTGAGACTGAGTAGTATCCAGCAACTGTTGCAGTAAATTTATTACTTACAAAATTAGAATTTGTATCAAAAACTACTGTAAGATTTACTGGTGTGTGTGTTTGGACTCCAATGGAAGTATCGATACTTGCCTTTGCCCTAAATGCTGGGCCTTTGCCAACAACATTTGTGGCAATTTTTGCTTGCGTAATATTTGCATCAAGAATCTTTGTTGTGGTTACAGAATCTGATGCTAATTCATTTGCAGTAATACCACTTGAGTTAACTTTTAATTGCCCAGACGTTGTAACTGCAAGTGTGTTGTTACCAGTTGCAATTGCACTACTTGTAAACGTAGTCTGGTCGATCACGTTATTGAGCTTTGCACTTGTAACAACGTCCGTGGCAGTAAATGTGTATGTAGTGTCTAGTACTCCCATATTATTATTTTTGTGAAATGATTTGTCTATTGGTTACGGAACCCGCGACCATGATTGAGTGGATCTTTGGACTGCCTTGAGTCCTGTTTAAAATTAACGTGCCAGTAAAGCCCCGCACACCACCAATACGGCAGCGGATAGTCGCAGTCTCAGCCTCGTTAGTCGTGCTAGGCGTAAGCATACCACCAAGGAACGTAGATGTAGTGCCAATAGCAGCAGCAAAGTCTGGGTCTTCAGCGGCAAATGAAATGCTATACTCGCCAGTCTCGCCGGCAAGGTTTTGCATCTGTATTTGCGTGTCCGTAAAGCGTTTCCGCTCTAGAGTGTTGAAATTATAGCCCCTAGATGTCAACGATGCGGCAATCTGCGGTGTTACGATGTCGTTGCTTAGGTTGGACACGCTTAACCTGTCTTGAATTGACTCAGCAAACTCCATTTGGTGCAACCCACCGTTGCTTGTGACCGTGTACAGGTTGTTTCGCACCCCGCCAGAAGCTGTTATGTAGTCCGTAATGATAAATTGGTTATCACCGTAGGTATCGATCGACTCCCAACCCTTGTTTAGGAAGTTGTACACCAGAACTGCGTTGTTACCAATGGCATCGTTAGCACCAGCAACGCTATCGAGCGGTACGGCAAGGAAATATCGGTTGTCAAAGTACACCGCTACGGCCTTATCTGCCTTGTCAGGGTTAATCCTGTCAATATACGGTTGGATATTCTTGGAAAGAGGTTGATCCATGCCCCGCAGGTTGTAGTCATTGAGGAACTCAAGACCATACACACCGTTGTCAGACAGGAAATACATGGTATTACCACGCATAAGCACCGTCTTACGGGCAAGGCATCCAACTTCTCCAGTAAGTTCGCGTACAACCGTGTCTGTAAGGTTGCCAGACGTGTTGCTAATCGAGTGGATGCTGTTACGGTTTAGCACAATCATTGTATCATCGAAGAACCCGTGCATTGCCACCACTTGGTCTGCCGTGCCGCCTGAAATACGGAACTGGTTGTAGATCTGATCGTAGGTATTCTCGTCGAGGATGTCGCTAATTGCTACCTCGTCACGGATATTCCTGTCTGTAAATGTAACGGTGCTAGTACCAGACTGGTCGTAGTAGTATGGCACAAACAAGCGTCTTTGGAAGTACGTCCCCCAAGGTGCGCCTGGGAGGTGCATAAACCCGCCACCACTGCTCTGGGGTTTTGTGTAGGTTATTGTATGTCT